ATACTAGTAAAGTAGGAAATCGAGACGGAAGTAAGTTGGTTGTGAGAGGTTGTTCCGTATAGAAAAGGTGTTCCACACTGTTAAAGTCAATTAAGACGTGGCATATAATCGTGAGGTGTGGATAGAAACCGAACAGAGAAGTACTTGAAATTTTTGACGAATTGGGAAAGTATGGTAAACGAATTTCTTTATGGTCACTACCTATTGACCTAGATAAAATTGGGGTAAGGCCTCACTAGAAGGACACGGTGTAAAGAATTGGGTTAATCCCCAAGACATTGAACGATTAGAGTTAACTTTGAAGGAAAGGATAATAAGGCATGATTCGGAAAGATGCAGTCCCAATTTAAAGACAAAAAAAAGGGTCTCGAAAGACCCTTTTAAATGAACTACTAAAATTCTTACAGAATGTTAGAAACTGCCATTTTTCTGAAGTACTGGTTAGTACCTGCAGAAGCAAGACCATTTGGTGGTGTTGAACCAACAAAAGGATTACTTACCATACCATATCTAGTTTTGAAACCGATTTTTGGTTGGAAAGTATTCTCACCGACTGCACGAACCATTTGTAATGGAACGTATGGGCAATAGAATAAACCAGCGTCATAAGGATTTGAACCTCTGTAACCTACAGTCATGTAGTCTGAAGAAGCATATGGGTCTATATAGACTTTAACTCTTCCGTTTAATGTACCAGCAAAAGTATTACCAGTGTCATCTACATTTAGTCCTGTATTAAGAGCAGGTGTATAATCTAATACACCAGCCATTGATAATGCAGAAGCAACATCAGAAGAACATAAGATAAAGTTACCTTTTCCTCTTCTTGTTTCTTTTGCGATTACGTTAGCTTCTCTTTCGATTTGGAACAATAATCCTTTGAACTTCTCAACAGACCATCTACCGTTAGCATCAACATCTAAGTTGAATGTACCAGCAGCAGCAGTAGCAGCCGCACCAGTTTTAGCCTGGTTGTTAACTCCTCTGATTACTTCTCTGTTTATCTCTGCAAGTATTTCACTTGAAAGAATGTTTGCAAGTTCTGACTCAGCGTCAAGACCATGAATTGCTTTAAGGTCTTGTGCAAGTTCTAATGTGTATTCTGCTTTTAATGCTCTGGAAACTGCTGTCACAGTAGCTTTTTCAATTGAGAAACTCATTTCTGCGAAATGATTGTCTGATGCATCACCTAAAGCTTCCGCTTCAGCTGTTGACATACCTGTTTCTGTTTGAGAAGCGTAAGAACCGTTAAACGGGTCTCCACTGTGGTCTGTACCTACAGTCGTAGATTCTGTTTGTGGGTTAGCAGAATAACCAGTTCTTGCTTCGTTGTGAAGCGCCTCTGATTCTGCTGTCCTAACAGCGTTTACGTCATCATGATATCTTGCCTTCATAGCAAAGATAAGACCTGTAGGGCCAGTCATTGGTTGAACACCACAAATGTCGTAAGCAACGAGATTTGGCATAGCACGTCTAACGAGACTGATTAAAATCGGGTCCCAGTTAGATATCGCACTTCCAGTAGCATTTAAAGGTGCTGCTTCACCTAGAGTTGCTCTATCTTCTTTAAGAGCAATTTCTTGGTTTTCTAATATTACAGCAGTAACAGCCTTCTTGTAGTTATCCTCGATTTTTGGCAAATCGGAATGTTCTAGAATCGGACTCCACTTTTCTTGTAAGTTTTCTGATAAAAACATATTATTTTTCCTTTAAATTAACCTAATGGTTTTAGTTTTGATAATGCGTTAGCATAAGTTGCGATTTCAGGTGCAAGTACTGGTTCGTCTGATTCTTCAGATATCACCCCTGTACCTTCTTCAACAACAGTATCTTCAACTAGTTTTTCACCTTCAACAGGGAAGTATGCATTCTTAACTTCTGAAACTTTCTCAGCGAAATCTTCAGCGTCTTTAAAGTCTACTCCTTCTGCAAGTGAAACTAGTTTCTCTGTTTGTGATTCAGTTAGGTCTTCGCAGGCCTCTGTTATCACATTTGCTCTTTTGAGTGTATCCAACTCTTCAGTGATGTCCATGTTCTTAGTGACTTCACCGTCAAGTTTTTGTTCCATCTCATCCAAACGATTTGCGAGTTCATCAATAACATCATACTTATCTTCAGGGACATCAACATAATGTTCTACGAACAATGTTTTTAATCCTTCGATAAAGTTTTCAGTCATTTCTGACCTCAAACCTCTTTCTATCGCAAGTTCGTTTTCTTTCGTCCACTCTTCTGCACAATATGTTAAGTATTTGTCAACACCTTCCGAAAGGTCAGTTTTAACTTTCTCAACCGAGGTTTTTAATTCTTCGGAGTATTGAGACTCCAACTCTTCTTTAATCTCTGCAACTTTTGAAGTTACTGCAGCCTTAAAGATTGTTTTCGCCTTTTCAGCATTTTCTTCTGAAAGGTCTAAAGATTCTGAAATTTTAGATAGGTCGTCATCTATTTCGATTTCAACTAAAGAAGACTCAAGTTCAGTAGATACTTCTTCATCTACTTCTACTTCAACTTCTTCTTCAACTTCTTCGTCTTTCTTTTTAGACATTTTGCCATAAGTTTCAGTAACTTCTTCTTCTGTCATAGACTTTAAAGATTCTACTACTTTTCTAGCAACTTCTGCCTTTGTCAAACTTTCGTCAACTTCCTCTTCAGATATTGTTCCCAATACTGATTGGATTTCTTCCTTAGTCATTTCCTTCATGTTGTTGACGATAGCCTTGATTGATTCCATTTTTGAAGATTTGACTTCGTCTTTTTTAGACTCTTCTTCATCTTCTGAAACCTTTTTCAATTTTGGTTGTCCTTCTGCCTTGTCTGCATTTTTTTGTTGTGCATCACCAGTTACTGGTTTCACATTTTCTGCAGATTTGATACTTGAGACTGCTTTGTCAACAGGATTTTCTTCAGGTTTGACGACTTCAACTTTTCCTGACTCTATTGACTCAGCATCAGATGAACCTTGTTTGACTGGTTTAGTGTCGCCTTTCTCAGCACCGTCATGAGGTTGTTTTACCTCTTCGATACTTTCTAGGTTGTTTTCTAACTCTGCCATTTTTTTCTCCTGTTTAGTTTCTAATTGAACTACTTAATTTATTTATATATTATAGGTTCTCAACGAACTTTTTCCAAAGGTTTAACTTCGTTTCTTCTAAGTTATTTAGGGAAGCAGACTTTAGTTGTCTTTGCATCCTTTCCATTTCTACTGCCTTTAATATACCATTCTCCATTACCCATTCTACTCCTTCCATGATACCTTCAACGAAGGCCTCGGGAGCAGAGGGGTCAGCAACGATATCACCTGCAGTTGCAAGTTGAAAATCGTCCTTCACATATTGAGCACCACCTTTTTGTTCTAGTGAACCTAGTCCACGAGATGATACTCCTAATTTAGCACCGTCATCTATCAAATTTCTTACAATTTGACCGTTTGGTGTACTTAAAATCTTTGCTTTACCCACATAATTGTTACCATCTTCTTCTAAAGATGTAATCATGTGTGATACTTTATCCAAATTAATTGTCGGGCCGTCAGGATGTCCTAACTCACCGAATGCACGTTTTTTCTCTACAAATTCTTTACAATAACGGTTAACTTCTTTTCTCATAACCTCTTTAGGATATACTCTACCGTTTCTGTTTTTAATTTCAGATTGCATAAAAATACCTTCTATGAAGTATTCTTTTTCACCCTTTTCGTTTTGTTCTATAATTACAGGTTGAACTGCGTAATCATTAAACTCTGATATTAATTTCATTGATAATTTCCTCTATCTTTGTATCCTTTTCAATCAAATCGTTCATAATAATACGGATATTGTTAAATTCTTTCTCTGCTTCTCTTACACTTGTAAAAGATTCACTTAATTTGTTACCATCTATGATGATATTGAAGTCTTCATTAGTTCTAGTTAAGACTACATTAACTCTTTGTTCTCCTATTTCAACGAAGTTTCTTTTAACTTCAAATGCATTAAACGGAATATCATTACGAGATTCGTTTAATTCAGTTAAAACAGAAGAGAAACTTTTCATTACTCACCTGTTGGTTCAGTTGTTGGTGCATCTACCCAGTCTACTTGCATCTCAACTCTTTTCATATCAACTGCATCTGCAGCCTTTTGTTTAATACCTTGTGCAATACTTGTCTTTGCATCTTGCAGTTGACCATTTTCTATTTGGTCTACTATTTGTTTTGCAATTTCACTACTCATTATTAGAATCCTCCAAAGTCATCATTATCTTCATCTCCACCTTCATCTTTTTCGGTGTTGATTTGTTTATCAATTAATTTTATATCCTCATCTGATTGCATTAAAACATATTTTCTAACCCAATCTTTAGAGTAATACTGTCCAACATACTCTGATACTTGTCCGAGAGTGTCTATTCTCTCCTTTAGTATCTCTGCATCTTTCAACTCTGTAAAGTGGTTGTCGGTTGCAAATTGAAACTGAACAAATTCTTTTACTGTACTATCATACTCTTCTGCATTGATTATCTCTTTTAGAACTAATTGTGTTCTAAGGATATCAATGAAAACCCTTGCAAACTTCTTCTGAAGTCTGTTAGTGAACTTATTAAACTTAAGTTCATCTCTATTAATCTCTGAAGCACGACCCATGTTAAATCCATTGTCGGCCTCCATTCTAGAAGCAGGTACATTAAGAGATTGATATAACTTCTTCTTGAAGTATTCTATATCATCTATGTCTGCAAGGTTTTGTCCACCAGGCAATGTACTAATCTCTGTTCCTCTACCACCTTCTCTTCTAGGTAACCAAAAATCTTCTAACATACTCATATGTTTTCTATCATCTTTGATTTCACCAGTATCTGCATTGTAAACAAGTTTATTCTTATACTTGTTCATTGTCTCTGCAAGGTACTGTTCTGCCTTTGCCTTAGGTAAGTTACCTACATCAATATAAAAAATTCTTCTTTCAGGAGCCCTTGATATACGGTATATAACAAGTGCATCTTCCATCATTGATAACTGATTTGCAGTCTTCAATGCCTTATGCAAATACCCGATTACAACATTCTTTGTGTAATCAAGTAGACCTGAAGTAGTATATGATACAGCCTCGGGTGCAATTTTAACTGTTGTTCCTTCTGTTGCAGAAGACTTATCGAATCCTCTGTCATTAAACATGTAGAACTCTTCCATCTTTTTGATTCGTTCTATACCTGTCTTAGGGTCTTTATCCTTTTCAACATGTCTAACTTTTTTAATTTTTAATGGGTCTACGTTCCTTAAGTCTACTATACCTAATTTAGGTCTTTTAGAGTCAACGACTTTATGGAAATATACTCTTCCATCAACGTACCACTTTCTGAATATTTCATGAGAGTTCTGATTGAACTTCATCATCCCTAAGATGTGATTAAACTCGTCTTGTATCTTTCCTTTGATACTATCAGAGAGTTTAACGTCTCTCAAGTCGAGTGTCACAATCTTATCTGAAACATCAGACGTGATACACTCATTAACTATGTCTTCGATTGCAGAGTCACACTCTGGCACCAAAGAAGTTTCACGATATCTACGAATGAGTTCTGCCTCATTTTTGATACCACCTTCCATGTCGACATAGGCACCATAAGCACCTCCTGCGACATAACCTGCCTGTTGAGCAATGACGGGTGTTCCATCATCATCAACTGGTGGCACGAATGACTTAGCATTCGGTGCCTCCGTATTCCTTAACTCGTCTTTTTTACGAGTAATTTCGTACCCAAATAATTCCATACTAATATTTATACCACCTAAATGTGGTGATATTCACAACTATTTACTTAACTCTATCCCAATGCGAGTATGAGAACGTAACTTCAAATGTTTCCAATGCAGAAGCCTCATCACTTGATAAAGAGATAGCGTTTATTGCATTTGGGAAAATATTAAAGAACTCATATCTAGCAAGGACGGAGTCGTCTTTATGTAACTGTTCAACATATGCACGAGAAAGTAAATAATCCGTGTTTGTTGATGCATCAGTTGTAGTCAATGAAGCAATATCTTCTTGCCATGCCTCTAAAGCAGTTCTAGAAGAAAATTCTACATCATTTATTAATGTGATTGTCCAGTCTTCAAAAGTCCTATCTCCTGCGAGTTTAAGATTTTGTCCTCTGAATGGTACACTAATAACATTTACACTAGCAGCAGGAATCTGAGCAGCAGAACATAAAAATTCTATCTTTTCTCCACTTCTAGGTATAAAGACTCTGTATCTGTTTGCCCTAGGGCCTCCACCTACAAGTTGTGCTTTAAATTGGTCTATTGTTGCCATTTATATACTCCTGTTATACTGCACTATAAATTTCTTCAAACTCAATCCCTGACCTTGCAGCCACGAAGTTAAGTGTAATGAAGTTGATTGATTTAGCAGGTTTTACAAAGATTGAACAAACAAATTCGTTTCTATCAATCACTGAATCAGTATTGTTTGTTTCGTCACAAACTACTGAAAAGTCTACTAAACCTCTTCTGTTCTTAACATCTCTTAGGAAAGGTTCTACTGCACTTCTAAATTGAGCACGAGTGAATGCATCATTGTATTCAAATAATTGTGCTTTAGCGGCAGTTGCAATTGCCTTTTCTAGGACAATGAATAGTCTTCTTACATTGACTCTATCGAATGCAGAAGGACTTGTTAATGCAGTTTTATCTCCGAACAATACTGTTCCTTGACCTGCAAATGTAACTATTGGGTTGATTCTTGCACGATATAAGTCGTCTCTTGAAGACTTCTTAGGATTAAATGCAAGTTTAGTAATACCTAAGTATTGACCTCTTGAGAATCCAGCAGGTGAGAACCATGCATCACTCAATAAGTCTGACCTTGCCATAATACCTGCAGTGTGTCCATTTCCTGGCACCCAACAGTATCTGTCGTTAAATCTGTCGTATTGGTATACCCAACCACTGTCTAATACTGCGTAAGAACTAGATGTCACGTTTGTGAAATCAGTCTTAACATTTTCAACTTGAGTAGATTCTAATGCGACATTAACTAGTGAACTTCTTCTTGGAGAAGCAACCAGCATACAGTCTTTTCTATCTTCACAAAGTAATACTAATTGATTTAAAATTGTGTTATGGTCTGCAATAGTGTCTTGTTCTGTTCCACTACCGTTATCTGTTCTTGTTGAACCAACTAAGACTAAAGAGATGTCTATTGTTTCTGCATCTCCGAAGTGTGTTGTGTAAGCGTCTGTTTTTTGTCCTGCAGTACCTAATCTTCCATCACTTCCACCACTAAATCCTGTTTGTAATGGTAATAAAGGTTGTCCGAATGCAGTTCCACCAGCAACTGTTGCAAGTGTTCTTGATTCTGTTGCAGATGTGTGAGTTGTAGTAGCGTTACCTGACCAATAAACATAGTCTGAACCTCTTGCGAGTACATCTCTGTAGTAGTTAGAACGACCTTGTTCATCTTTAGCATCTGATGCCATTGATAAGAACCCGTATGTTTCTAATACTTCGCCTGGAATTCCTGTTAATAGACCTTCTTCGTCTAAAACAACAATATGACACTCGTCATTTACTGCACCTACTTTAATTGCGTTTGCAGATGAGCCTGGTGCCTTATCGAATAAGTTGTGGAATTTCCAATATCTATCGATAGTAGTTCCATCAGGGACTGCAACTGTTAAACCTGTCTTTGTTGGTGTTCCTATAGTCTCAATTGTTAATGTTACTGCAGTCGGTGTTGTTAATACTTTATATTGTTGTGAGTGGTTTGCAAACTGTACTATGTCTCCAATTTGGAATACATTACTACCGTCTACCTCAACTGTTGTTGTTCCTACTGCAAGGTCTACTGCAGAATCTCCTGAAACACTGTTAACAGCGGTTACTGCATCATTGTAATATGCATTTGAAGAAGCACATACTTCTACTGAAAGTGAATTACCTAATGCTCCTGCATATTTTGATATAAATGTTCCTACCGTTGATGCTTGTGAACCGTCTCTATAATCTTCTATATATTGTTCATTATTTTTTAGTAGTTTAGACCCACCTAATGCGTTTGCAGAAAGTAATCCTGTTGAATTTAATCTTACCACTCTCAATGAAGAACCATATTTTAAGAAAGATTCTGCAGTAAAATAGTCTTCTGAACCTGCTTCTGTATTTGCAGGATTACCGAACACACTATTAAAACCTTTTGAATCTGAAACTGTTATTACTTCATCAACAGGGCCCCATTGAAATGAACCAGCGAATGCACCAGTTGTGCTTGAAACTGCTGGTACAACATTTGTAAGGTCGACTTCTTTGACCTGTACGCCTGGTGATACTTGAAATGCCATACTTTTCTCCTGTTAATGTAAAAAGTTTGTTTTACTTGATATATTTATAACTTTAATAACTCTAACAAATAAATTAATTAAGAAATATTGAACCATCTATCCCCTGTAGAATCTACAAAAGTCTCGGGTTCATCATAAGAACCACTACCAAAATGACCTGCTGGTAGAATATCATCTTCTATCATTTTCTGTTGTTCCGAATACAGTAAGTCTTTAACTCTAGTATCTGTTAAGTGACTAAAGTATTCAGTTGTTATAAACCATGCAAACAATACATTGTTCATAACCAAATCATCATTATAACCTCTATCAGCCTCATATGAGTTACCTTTGATAACAAAGGTCATTAGTTCGGTTATAGTTGCTCTGTCTACTATATTTAGTCGATTCTCTTCTAGTATTTCTTTTAGAGTAGAACAACCAATTCTCTTAATTCTTTTATTCATTGTTACACCGATATCTTCTGCCTTAGTTTGTCCTTGTGTAAAGACACTAGGGTACTCTATATCATAGTGCAACTGTTGTGCAACCATTCCACCTTCAGCATTGTTTTCTATAATTACGAGTGCTTCGTTGTATGGTCTAACATATTTATTAATTATGTCTGCCAACAACATAGGTGATGTTGTGTTATTCCTATAAACCAATACTTGTTCAAATGGTTGGGTTGATACATCAAATATTGTAAAGGTAGAATAGTCCAATCCTTTACCTTGTGATACATCAACTGTACATATATAGTTATGATTTTCTATAGGTCTCTTATATAGACTTATTCCATCTTTAACCCAATCCGAATCTATAGATTTTAAACCTAGTAAAGTGTTTGAGTTAATAAGAGTCGACCCAGTTCCTAAGAATGAGTTACCATACTCCTGTTCAAACTGTGCTTCAGAAGTGTTTGCAATGGTCTCTTTCTTCCATGCTTCGTCTCTGCCTGGCACGTCATACCAGTTGATGGTGAATGATTTATATTCTGATTGGTCATGTATCGCACTCTCATATATCTTATGGAACATGTTACCAACACCATTTGCAGTAGAGGTAATAATAACCTTAGAGTCCTTACCCGAGGTAACAACGGGATATGTTGCAGTATAGAATGTCTCTGCATCATCTACGAATGCAAACTCATCTAAGTATAGCAAGTTAATTGACATACCACGAATTGAACTTGAAGATGTTGCGGCCGCAACGACTTTACTATCATTTGCAAATTCTATAGAACCTTTGTTAAGAATCTTAACTCCTGGCTGTAAAAAGAACGGAACAGATTCCAACATAGTAACAAGACGAGCAATCATCTCTCTTGCAATTGCACCTTTGTTAGCAAGGATTGCAACAGTCACTTCGGGGTGAAATAATAGAAACCATAATAGATATGCACAAGAAGTTATTGATTTACCACTCTGTCTACTTGCAAGGACAACACTAAAACGAGAGTCGTTGTAGTGGTTAATTAACTTATCTTGATACCCACGAAGTTTGAAAGGAACCATACCTTCGTCTAGTGAAATAATTTGTGTATAGTTTTCTATGAAATGACAAGGGTTTTTAGAACATTTTAGATATTCATCTAATTCTTCTTTTGCGTATTGAGTTTCAATACCTGCTCTTTTGATAAGATTATTTCCAAGATAACCTTCATTCTTATTAACCGTCATCTTTTTTACTTTCTTTCTTTAGGAACTTTTGAAGTTCTGAAGTAGAACCAACATATAAATGATTATGTTGTGTTTTAACACTTCCGTTTTCATCTTCTAACTTCTTCAATTTGGTTTGAACGTCTAGTAACTTCTCTGCAGTTTCACCTACAGTTTTAATTAACTGACCTGCTACTTCATATGCACGAGGATTCTCTGTCTCTTTACATACATCTAGAATACCATCTATTGCATCTTGTCCTCTTTCTACAAGTCCATAAAGATTTTCTCTAGTGTACTTATAGTCCGTTTGGACATTATCAGCCTTAGGTGGGGATTTGATTACTTGAGTTGTTTCTTTCTTTATTTCTGAAGAAATATCAAGTACATCATTTAATTTTGAATCTATATCTTTTGCCATAATTAACTTGCATCAGTCACTTTATCCTCTGTAAATGTAGAAGGAGCGCCATCATCATAAAATGTTACAGTTTCTGCAACAACAAAGGTGTCGCCTGGGTCTACTGAACCAACAAACTTGAGTGAAGTATTACTACTAATAGTAACTGCATTGGACACTACTATTGATAGTTTGTCTTCTGCAATACTTGAAATAGTTGGATTGGTTGTTAAGTTTGTTCCAAATACTTCATCACCCACACTTATACTATTATTTATTGCAGTTGAAAATGGTATTGTTGTGGAATCAGATACTGCAGTGGATGTCACTTCTGCGAATGCAGGTTCGTAATGTTTAACTTCTTTTATTAGACCTGAATCATCTATTTGACTTGTTGTAAATAACCCACTTGTTGTATTAATATAATCTCTTTCAATAACATTCTTAATGACTTTACCAGTATAAACAGGGCCAAAGTAGTTTAATTGCATTGTAAAACTTAGATTGTATTCTATTACTCGTCTTTCAGTAAAGTCCCCTTCATATGTATCTGCAAGTTCAACACTATTCAATACAATTGGTACATCTCTATAGTCGGTCATAGAATCAATCATCTTCATTGTGACTGTATATTCGGGTTGGAAATAAGGTATTATCTGTTCCACTATCTGTAAAGCGTCACTCATATTCTTCGCTAGAATACTTAAAGTGAACGATAGGTTGTAAGGTGCAGGTTGGTATTGATATGCTCTGTTAGACGTGTCAGCGCTCTCTAGCGTCATTTTCTGATGTCTTATAAGTTTGTTCTGTTGTCTTGCTGGGTCATACTCATAACCACTAAGTTCAAATGCTATACGAGGTAAACTAATTGCAGTTCTGTTATTGTCATTTAGATTTGGTTCTTCTGCAAGTCTTTGTAGGAATTTCTGTTTAGGGCCATATGAGATTGGGACTTTCTGTTCTGTTATTACAGTACCATCTTCCTTTATCTTCTTTACTGTTAAATTATTAAAAAGAGTTCCAAATATAGATACTGCTCGTTTTGTTGTCTCATTATAAAAGAATGTCCCAAACATTATGTGACCTCACCGAATGGATTTGTTTCAGAGAAGTCTAAGTATTCGTCTGCTTTTGTTTCAAAGTCTGTATTTTGTGCAGAACCATCATTACTAAATGTCAATACATCTTCTATAGATTGAATAGTGTATTCTGCAGCTGAACTTGCACCAATTAAAACATCATTATCTGCAAGTGTTATTGTATTATCTTTTACGGATAATAAATGATTTTGTGGAGACCATGAAACCACTTCTCCAACAACAACTCCATCTTTAGTGACATTCTCATTAACAGTATAATTACCACTACCACTATTAAACATGGTTAATTTAACTTGATATGCTTGGTCTAGTTCTACTAAGTCTGCGTTTGTTCCAGTATCAAAATCTTCTCCACTGTATTCAAAGAGTTCACATTGCAATTTAAATACAAATAATTTACCTACTTGATAGAATGGATTCTCATGTTCTACGAATTTTATTTCGAACATTGAACCACTAAGAGGGAAGTGTATTAAATCACCTTCGTTAGGTCTTAGAGATGTTGCAAGGTTAGAGTCTAATGATATGAATCTTTCCCATGTTCGTAAAGATATGACAAAGGTTGCAGTATCCCTTACTTGTACACCGAACTTACTAAAGAGGTCACCCTCTCCTTCAAAGCCATCAGTATTTTCTATATACATCTCTACAGAATATGCATCACCGAATGTTGATTGCACATCTTCACCAAGGATAGAATCTTCCTCTACAATTTCTCTTGGTAGATAGAATGTTTCGTGTCCATACATTCTTAACGACTCAACAACTAAATCCTCGTAAAGGTGTTGTTCAGTTGATACTGCATGGTTAAAAAATACATTTGTTGGCATAATTTATCCCATTAAGTCCATGACTGGCATTTCAAAATTCAGTCTTGACTCTTCTTCTAATCTTGTAATCTCTTCTTGTGCTTCTGTTTTAATTTGTTGTGCATCAAGTGTAACCCCGCCTGGAAGTGCGATACCTTGGAACTTAGATAGATTCTCACCCCACTGATACTTAACAAGTGCAGTTGCATACTTCTTAAGGAACATATCGTTATATATGTCTGTAAAGTCTACAGGGTCTATTTTCCTATAACATTCTATTATTATGTACTCTCCAGCAGTTAACTTTGCAGTAGTATAATCAATATACAATCTATTTTGATGAGAGTTGTATCGTATTGGTATCTGTCCGACTAACATATCGTTTATTAATTTTATATGTTGTTGAACTTGTGAGTAGTATAGTACACTTGTTGATGTTAAATCCCAAAGGTCATTTAGTCTCAACTGATACTGTATGTCAAACATACTAGATGTTTGTCCTGAATTAAATGGAAATATTCTTAGTACACTTAACACATGTTCGGGTAGTGTTACATAACTTTTACTCTCTTTGTAAGATTGATTTGAGATTGCCTGTGTTCCACTTGTAGAACCAGTAAGAGTGTCATCTGTTTTAAATGAATCAATTTCTTCTTGTGTGATTTGGTGTTTTAAATACGTCTTAATGGAACCATTGTAATGATATTCATGAAAGTATTGTAATGCCTCATCAATTCTGTCATCTAACTGGTCATCATCAACATTAATCTCTAATACTGGAGCTCCAAGTTTCCTCTTTATATAGTCTTTTAAGGTACTTTTTGATGTTGGTTCTGCCATAGTATTCCTGTAGTAAATTTGTGTCTACTACTATTTATATGAATTTAGAACCTATTCTTGGAAGTAAGTCTTAGATTGTAGACGGTCTATCTTCTCGTCTATCCTGTTCATAGTAGCGATTAGTCTTTCAGACACAATTTCCACTTCTTCACGAGTAACATATTCTTTTGCTAACTCTTCTCTTGTCTTATTGACAAGTATATCTATTCTCTTCTGTTCGGATAAAAGGTTTCTTATTAGGAATCCTAAAGGTGCTAACACGAATGTTATCATAAGGTTCCAAAGAAGGTGAGTGTCTATTACTATTTCCATACTACTATTTAGAATAGCTAGTCGGTTGAAAGGTCTCCATTGGGATGAACATTATAAACAAATTCATCATCATTGTAGTTTGGTATGTCACCACTATGACCACCTTCAGCAGGATATCTCATTTCTATATTAAATGATATTGAATATCTTTCTTTATCAGTTACATTTGGTTCTACCATATGCATAAGACCACTTGGAAAAAGTATGAGTTTACCACCTTTGGGTTCAAATCCTTTACTCGTTGCAGTTCTAGGTGAGTTTGGAAAATCTGCGACAACTTTAGGATGTGTATCAATCATTTCAATATGACCTTCATCTCCATCTGCTTTTATATAAAACACACCACTATACCAACAACCATTATGCAAGTGTGGTTTGTTCCATGCAAGATGGTCGTTAATATTTGCCCAAGAATTTCCTATATGCATATTTGCTTTGTTACGGTCTAATCCATGGAAAGGCCATATCTCATCATAAAACATAGTTTGTATTCTATTCATTAGTTTTTGGAATGCAGGATTAGATTCACAACCATCATGTGATTGCCAACCAGTGTATGCATTAGAAAGTCTTCTACCTTCGGGGTCTTTTCTTCTCATACCATCCATAGTATCAGTAAGAAGGTCTAAGTAATTTTGGTCTACACCTCTATTTGAATCTAAACTAGGGTCTAGTAAATCTCTCTCAAAGATATATGTTGGGAAAAGTAATCTAACTGCCATCGAAATCAAACTCCAATTGTGTTTCTTCTGAAACTTCTTTGTTGTGAAAAGGACACTCGGGTGGTGGATTCTCTTCTTTATAAAGTTTGCCTTTTGGTTTCCAATAACCCTGTCTACGGTATGCACCAAACTCTTTTACACTGTCTTCGTCAAATTCTACTAACTGACTCCACTCTTGCATAGATTTATTTGTAGAAACTGTTCTATCGAACTCTGATGTTCCTGTTCCACGATTATCAATCCAAGATTTATGTGTATTGACTTGATAGGAACCAACCCACTTCTCTCTTTTATATGGTATTATCTGACAAAGAGGAGTCCCTTTTGGTATTACAAATGAGTAATCTACTTTAGGATAAAAAATTATTTGTGCATTGTCCATACCCACATTAAAGTCGTCTGTATCTATGATACCTTGCCATGTTGCAAAATGATTATTCTGAAATAGGAATGGGTCTAGGTAAAAACAAGAATAGCCAGGTGGTGTTTTGATATTCCAAGGGTTTCTCATTTTAAATGCATCCTTAATTGGTTTACCACCACCTAAGTATTCAAATGCATCTAGTGTTTGTGTTGTTGGATGACTATTAGAATTGTAACCACCCCCATGTGGGTCAAAGGTTGCGAGAGTATCACTACCTCTATCGTCTCCACCAATTCCGTTTATAACATGTATATCTCTATTTGCCAATAGTATCCAACCACTCTTTAACCAATCATCCATGGCTGGACAGGCACGAATGGTCTGTTGAACCGTACCATTTACTAACTCACCTGCTTTTGCTTTCTTCCACCAATCAGGTGATATAGAACTTGCAAGGACTGGTTTAAAGTCTTTGAGTGTTTCTTTATTATATGTGTGAAATTCTATCGTTGGCATCAAAAAACTCTGATTGGTCTACTAATCTTACTTCGTCCCCTCTCAAGACTAGTGACCTTCTGTCTATGTATCTTGCTGATGGAGTAGGTGCATCTGCACCATGAGGTATTCTACCATCAAACATTATTAATCTATTTGGTTTAAATTCTATTTCTGCAATCTGATGGTTGTCAATATGTTCTTGTCTTCCATCTAAACCTTGTTGCATCTTATTATATAGTCGTAACTTACCACCCCAATTTTTGTTCCAAAACTTATTGGTGTAGTATAGGAATGAAAGGTTCCAATCATCTTCTTCTTGACAATCTGCATGGGTAGTTCCCTGCAATCCTTGTGTTTGTGAGTTTAAACCCATGTACTGAAATCGTTGCCACTTGAATCCAAATTCTGTTTGCAATCTTCTATTCATATAGTATGGAAAAAATGTATGAAGTTTATCCATATCCTTTTCCAACTCCATATCATTTCTATAGAATGTTGCACCCCAAAAACTATGATGTGGTAATCCTGTTGGACTTCCACTAGAAACTTGATTTGTTTTAGACCAAAGATTATGTCCAACTATATAGTCATCAAAATGGTGATGAAGTTCAGTTGCAAGATAGTTATCTAAAACATAAACATCTTTAAGTGGTAAGTCTTCTATTTTAAAGGGTTCATCTATATAGACAACCTTTATATCGTCATACATGACTTATCTTTCGTGGTCGGGTAATAAAGAAGCTTTTGGTAGTTGTACAACATACTCTTGTAATGGTTTAAGATAGTCTTCTCTAGTAGCGAAAATTTCATTTACAAGTTGGTCATATATTACATATTGTGAATCTGCAAATTCTAAAATTCTTCTTGCATTTGACCTATATGGATGGTTAGAACCCTCTCTACCAGCAAATGTTGCTTCTGATAAATCATCAAATCCATAGTTATCAGTAAACTCTGAAATGTTATTTTTAACTTCACCAATCAAGTCTTGTACATACTGATTGTTTAATGTGGTTCCAGCTGGTGGTTCAGAGTTATCTATGTAGTTTTCTATAATATCTTTTTCAGCACTAGTTATATCTCTTTTAATTTGGTCATCAAAACAGAGATTGTCATCCCATTTTTCAATTACAACTTCTATATCATCATATACAAGAACATCAAAATCGAATCCTAGTTCGGGTTGGTCTGTATTATCAAATTCATATTGTAAACCATTTGGTTTTCTTACTATTAGTTTTTGGTCTTCTGTGTAAATTAGTGCGTTCATACTGTTATTATACCTCAATTTTATGTATTTTACAAGCGGTTTTCATTTTTATTTTTTCCACTTTCTATAATCTTCTAAGTTATTTATGTGACTAGAATCCATGTCATCTATCCACGGGCCTCCTCTAGTGTAGTGAATACCAGTGTAATCCCATTTAACTTTAGGGTCGTCATATCCCTCAACAAATATGTATTTTTCGGGTATTGGACTTATCTTATCTGTCCACTCAAACTGATGTAACTGTTTTCCAGTCCAAGTGTTGACAACTTCGGGTGTTAGTTTCTTACAATCTTCATGTCCATTATTAAAAAACATCATTGAAGACCACAACTTACATGGATAGTCTATATTCACTTCTCCATCAAATTTAGTTTCATCATGTTTTATTTGTGGATATTTAATACATGCAACTGCATCATCAGGATTTAGATAGTAAAACATTGGTAGTATAGACTTGTTGAAAATAAAATCATCATCTATAAATAAACTAAATCCTTCATAGTTTTCTAAGTATGGGATTAAGAATCTACTATATGTGAATTCAGTAGATTGATTTGCATATTCTCTAGTATACTCGGAAATTTTAGACTTGTCAAGAAATTTAATTTCGGGTGTAAACTTATTATAGTTTACAAATCTACCACCACCGATAGACTTTTGAATAGAATGTAATAAAGATTCTTTACATATATCTTGTAGGTCGTTGTGCCTACTATCATATCCTATGTAAACATTCAAGGGTTTACCTTTAGAAAGTTTAGTAACTTTCTCACTATGTTCCCAAACATATTTTCTAAAATCTACATTACTAAAGTCTGCCTGAAATTCTATAGTACCCATTGTCCATATTGCAGAGAGACCTTTATACTTTGGTTTTCTAACTCCATTACATACTTTGTCTTGCCAATACTCTAAACATTCCTTGACTGTTATAGGTTCTACTGGTATAATATCATGAGAGTCCCACAATAATAATTCATTAGTTGGGTCTTCCATCTCTTCAAAACAACCTGAACGAACAGAGCCAGGATGTATCATTAATTGAACTTTATCACCCGTAGATTGAGTTACACCCTGTATGGGTGCCCAGAGTCCTTCTTCCATAATACTTTGAGTTAACCAATGTGCTTTTGCACTATGATAATACATAGAATTTAATGAAACTGGAAAATCTTCAGCTTCAAAATCACCTGTTTCTAACTCATCACCAACGTAATCTTTTATCTCTACTATTGTATCACCACTTGGTTCTGATACTGCAAATTTTGTAGAAGGCGCTCCATGTTCATTTATAGAACCTGATGTATAAACTTTTGGGAAGAATTTATGGTATGAATTTGCCTGAAATCTAAGACCTTGCCATCCAAGTAGTTCACCACTTTTTCTTAGTGGGTCTAAGTCTGACCATTTGCATTTTTTGAGTGGTGGCATATTCTCAAACATGTATTCAAGAATTTTAAAGAATTCCGACTCCTCATCTATATTAGATAAGTCATCTAGTGAACCCAAATGCCATTGGTCTAACTCTCTTCTTGTTCTATGAGTTAGTTCTGTAAATGACTCGGGTATCTCTAGGAATTCTTTTGTTTGCTCTAGGGTTTTTAGTTTATCCATAATATATCCTCTTACACTTATTTAGTGTTTAAGAAGATATAGGTGTTCCAGGCCACGTTTGTGATAAATTACCATCCCATCTAATAACAGGTGTTCTACCTTGTCTAGCATATGTGCCAGGTTGTCTATTTTGGTATGTAAACGGTGTTTGACCCTGTCTAGCATATGTGCCAGGTTGTCTATTTTGGTATGTAAACGGTGTTTGACCCTGTCTAGCATATGTGCCAGGTTGTCTATTCTGATAAGTGAATGGAGTCTGACCTTGTCTAGCATATGTGCCAGGTTGTCTATTTTGGTATGTAAACGGTGTTTGTGCATTAACTGGATTCTGATAGATACTAGGTTGTCTATTCTGATAAGTGAATGGAGTTTGTGCATTAACTGGATTCTGATAGGTACTAGGTTGTCTATTTTGGTATGTGAACGGTGTTCTACCTTGTCTTGCATAGGTGTTAGGTTGTCTATTCTGATAAGTGAATGGAGTCTGTCCTTGTCTTGCATAGGTGTTAGGTTGTCTGTTCTGATATGTAAACGGTGTTTGACCCTGTCTTGCATATGTTCCAGGCTGTCTGTTCTGATATGTAAATGGTGTTCTACCAGTTCTTTGATATGTACCAGGCTGTCTGTTACTATATGTAAATGGTACTCTGTAACTTACAGGGTTTCTGTATGTAAATGGTGACCTGTTACTATATGTAAATGGTACTCTGTAACTTACAGGGTTTCTGTATGTAAATGGTGACCTGTTCTGATAAGTGAACGGTAACTGATAACCTACTGGGTTTCTGTATGTAAATGGAGACCTTCTCTGATAAGTGAATGGTTGTCTAGCATTAGCAATATATGGAACCCTGTATGTAAATGGATTTCTATATGTAAATGGTTGTCTAGCATTCGCAATATATGGTACACGATAGGTAAATGGGTTTCTGTATGTAAATGGTTGTCTAGCATTCGCAATATATGGAACCCTGTATGTAAATGGGTTTCTGTATGTAAAAGGAGACCTTCCATTAGCGATATATGGCACACGATAGGTAAACGGCACCCTATATGTAAATGGTTGCCTAGCGTTTCCTATATTAGGTACTTGATAATTTCCTATTGCCATTTATATTTTTCCTATACTACTTCTATTAAAAGAGAACCGTAATGTCCTGTAAGAGTTCTCATATTATCAGGTACATCAATATCATCAGGATATGGAAGAACGTAAGACATTGAGATAATCTCGGTGATTATATTGTTTTCCACAATCTGTAAAAAGTTATTACAAGCCTCATCATCTACAGTAGTTCCTACCGTAAATTCACTTTCATTTACATTAACATCTACTTGATAGTCTACACCATCAATAGTTACCTCTTTTAGAGGATTACTCTTTCTATGTTTTATTCCGTTTTTTAAAAATGTTGTTGTTGCCATGTTATTTTCTCCTCATTATAAAATTGCTAAACTGTTTGGTGAACCACTAGGTGCGACATAAAAAGCAGCACCATTAATGTTTACTGTTTTGTAACAGTAAGTGTCGTTGTAAGGGTAGAATGTAAACCCTGCAAAAGGATAATCATTCTGACCAGCAGGGGTTATTACTCTAAATTTTGTTGCCGGTGAAGCAGGTAAACTAACATATGCACCACTTATATAGAACTGACCAAGGGTTACTGTACCATTTGGACTAGTGCCTGGTGTAAATATTGTAAATTGTTTCCCTGTATTCTCTGACCATGGTATAGTTGGGTTTTGAGGCCAGTTACCGTTAGTTCCCAACGGATTATTTCCTGTAGGAGCAAACGGAGATTGACCAAAGTCAAAACCATTTTTCAATGAACTATACCCATAGCCAGGGTAAATAGTAGCTGAAGTTGACGTGAATGGCCCAGCAACTAATGGGTCGGGATACGGATATGTACCTGGCGTTCTAAATGAATATGTAAATGGTGTCTGTCCATTTGCAGGATATCTTGCATTCGCAGGATATCTAGCACTGTAAGTAAAAGGTTGTCTAGCATTACTAGGTGATTGAGCATTCGCAGGATACCTAGCATTGTAAGTAAACGGTGATTGTGCGTTACTAGGTGATTGAGCATTCGCAGGATACCTAGCATTGTAAGTAAACGGTGATTGTGCGTTACTAGGACTCTGAGCGGCAGCAGGATACCTAGCATTGTAAGTAAACGGTGTTTGACCATTCGCAATAACTGGTTGTTGTGCAGATACTGGGTTTCTATAACCTCTTGGAGTTCTAGCATTCGCAATATACGGTTGTTGTGCAGATACTGGGTTTCTGTATCCTGCAGGTTGTCTAGCGTTAGCAATATATGGTTGTTGACCGTTTACAGGGTTTCTATATCCAGCAGGTTGTCTAGCGTTCGCAATATATGGGGTCTGACTGTTAGCAATATAAGGATATGGTTGCTGAGCGTTAGCGATATAAGGCGTTTGACTGTTTGCAATATACGGATAAGGTTGTTGTGCAGATGCAATATAAGGCGATTGACTATTCGCAATATATGGATACGGTTGTTGTGCATTCGCAATGTAAGGACTCTGACTATTAGCAATATACGGATAAGGTTGTTGTGCAGCTGCAATATATGGTGTTTGTGCATTTACTGGATTTCTGTATGTACTAGGTTGTCTTGCATTCGCAATATAAGGTGTCTGAGCGTTACTAGGATTTCTGTATGTACTAGGTTGTCTAGCATTTGCAATGTAAGGTGTCTGACTATTTGCAATGTACGGATATGGTTGCTGAGCATTTGCAATGTAAGGACTCTGACTGTTTGCTATGTACGGATATGGTTGTTGTGCATTTGCAATATATGGAGTCTGACTATTAGCAATATAAGGATACGGTTGTTGAGCGTTAGCGATATAAGGAGTTTGACTATTTGCAATATACGGATACGGTTGTTGAGTATTTTGTTGACCTGATGCATTATTCCACCCTGTAGGTGTTTTTACATATATTTGGTCTACAGCCTTCCACGTTGTAGAACCTGTTTTAACCCATCCACCTTGAGTTGAACTCCAACCCGAAGGTGTTTTTACCTTTTGTGACCCTGTTGCCATATTCTATATTACCTTATAAAGTTAAAAATTAAATACTCTTACTAAGAGTATAAAACCCATAAATCACCAACTGCACCATCACTACCTGTAGGAGATGAAGTTGATTGATATATGTTTCTCACATATCCACCCGAGTTCGAAGTGTTACTAGTTGTTATTGTTCCTAGTGTTGCATTAGAACCACTCTCATATTTAGTGTTTAAGGCAGTCTGTAGTCCGTCAACATTTGCAATTGTGTGATTATGCGAATCGTCTGCAACTGCAGCTGAAATTGTAATATTACCAGTTCCATCAAATGATGCAGAACCTGATAAGTCTCCACCCAATGCAATTGTTCTTGCAGTAGTTAACTTAGCAGCACTAGATGCAGTAGAAGCGTTTCCTGTTAATGAACCTTCAAAAGAAGATGCCTTAACATTATGTGAACCAAATGTCCATTCGTCTTCTGACTCGTCCCATGTCAATGAAACATTAGCAGAAGTTCCTCTTTCAACTTCAATACCTGAATCCTGTGAAGGTGTTCCAGTAACATCATTGTTAAGTGTAATGATATTATCAGATACATTAAGCGTTGCAGTGTTAACAGTTGTTGTAGTTCCGTTAACAGTCAAATCACCTGAAAGTGTAAGGTCTGCGAATTGAACATCACTAGTTGTTGAAACTGCCTGTCCAATACTAATTGCACCACCACTGAATCCAACACCAGTACCTGCACTTAAATGAGCACGAGTCTCAGCAGCACTTGGGCCTGTATATGTTATCACACCAGTACCACTGTTATATGCAAGTGAACCATCTCCACCTGAATCTGTTACTGATAGTTTACCTCTTACTTGTGAATCACTGATACCTGAATATGTGATTGCACCAGTTGAAGAGTTGTATGATAGCGAACCATCTCCAGCGTTATCTGTTACCGATATTAGTCCTCTTACTTCTGCATCTGTTCTTTCTGTGAATGAGAAAGCACCAGTTCCACTGTTGTATGATAAATCTCCACCAGCAGATAATAAACCTCTAATACTTCCATCTGATAAACCAGCAAGTGTAAGTGTTCCAGCAGTATCGTCATATGTAGAAGTGATGTTTGTTCCACCAACTACTAAACCATTTACGATATCTTCGATTTCTTCTTCAGTTTTTCCTGAAGTGTTAATTGTAAGTGTTCCAGCAGTGTCATCATATGATGTTGTTATGTTAGTACCACCAACCAATAATGCATTTACTCTGTCATCAACTCTTTCTGAAGTATGATATAAGTTACCATTTTCTGAAATATCACCAGTGTCTAGTGTTACTGAAGAACCTAATGCAGTTGAACTTCCGTTAACTGTTATTGTTGAGTTCGCAAGTTTATTATTTGCGATTGAACCTGCAAGTTTACTTTGATTGATTGAACCTGCCAACATAGCATTAGTAATACCTGATGCCTTAACCTGAACTGTATCTGTATCTATTTCTAATGAACTGTCATCAACATTTACGTTTAAAGTTACATCACCTGAAGTTCCACCACCAGTTAAACCAGTACCAGCAACTACGGATTCTATATCACCAGCATCATTTGTGAATGATATTACACCACTAGTAGAGTTATATGATAAATCACCACTAACACTAATCGCACTTCTTGCCCTTGCAGCAGTATGATAAAGGTTATTCGAACCTTCTGTAATTTCGTCTGAATTGTCTTTAGTAGCAACTTGAGCATCAACATATGCCTTTACGGATTGCTGTGATGGAAGTTTTGTAGCACTATCAGAGACCATGTTGTCTTCGTCTATTAATGCATTAGTAATTCTTGCATCTACTCTTGCAGATGTGTGATAAAGGTTAGTTGAACCTTCAGTGATTTCGTCTGTATTGTCTTTACCTGCAACTTGTGAGTCTACATATGCCTTTACGGATTGTTGTGAAGCAGCGTGAGATGCACTGTTTGATGTCATATCATCTTCATCTTTAAGGTCTAAGTTTACAGTAACAGCACCTGAAGTTCCACCACCAGTTAAACCTGTTCCAGCAACTACAGATTCTATATCACCTGCATCATTAGTAAATGATATTACACCAGTTGAACTATTGTATGATATATCACCACTTGCAGATAGAGCAGCTCTTGCTCTTGCATCTGTAAAGTAAAGATTGGAACCTTCTGTAATTTCGTCTGTATTGTCTTTACCTGCAACTTGTGAGTCAACGTATGCTTTTACTGACTGTTGACTTGGAAGTTTAGTAGCACTATTTGATGCCATATTATCTTCATCAACTAATGCATTTGTAATTCTAGCATCTGCTCTTGCATCTGTAAAGTAAAGGTTACTTGAACCTTCTGTTATTTCATCTGTATTGTCTTTTGTTAGAATACTTGCATCAACATAAGCTTTAATTGATTGTTGTGATGCAGCGTGAGATGCACTGTTCGAAGACATATCGTCTTCGTCTTTAAGGTCGATTGCAATGTCATCTGCGTTTACAGTAATACCTGTACCAGCACCAATGTTTAATGTTGCATCACCTGAAGTTGCAGTACCAGTTAAACCAGCACCAGCATTTACTCCTGTGATATCTCCAACATTACCTGTGATTGTTAA